AAAGATAAAGAAGAAGTCTATACCAATGGTACTGTATTGGTTCCTTTATTTAGAGTATTAGATGCTATTGCACAAAATGGAGAACAATATCAATGTGGATAAAATCAGAATAAGATGAGAACAAAACTAATTAAGAAATTAATATACTTAGCAATTTCTATAGGATTTGGTATATGGTTATATCATAATCCTTTTCCTGTATGGATATCAAATATTATTGTTGCAGTTATAACAGCATCAGGTATTAACAAAGAACTAAATAAAATTTCACAAGATGAAAACAAAACTGATTAAAACGTAAGTAGTATGGAAAAAATATCAACAGCAAAAGAACTAATTGAAACAGATTATTATCATTTACACCTAGACACTGATTCAATTTGTTTAGGTAGTATAGAGACTGCAATGATTGAATTTGCTAAACTTCATGTAGAAGAAGCATTGAAAGAAGCTAGTGAAAGATATGAATATGATGAAACTCATGTATCTGATGACCCAACATTTCTGAAAGATTCAATATTAAATAGTTATCCCTTAGATAAAATTAAGTAGTATGGAATTTGCATTAGGATTATTTACAGGCATGTTTATCATGTGGGCTATAGCAAAAAAAATTCAGATAGAAATAATGAAAGACCTTGAAAAACTCAAGGACTTTGAGATATGGAAAAAATGGAAAAATAAATAGTATGGAAAAAGAAATATGTGAATGCAAAAGAGCTTATAAAGAAGCCCTAAGTGGGATTTGTGAGCTGTGTTGGGATGAAAAATATCCTGATGAAAAAGAAACATTAGAAGAAGCGGCTGAAAGATATTGGGTTAAACAACCTTACAATGAAGATGCTTTTATTGAAGGTGCTAAATGGCAACAAGAAAGGATGTATAGTGAGGAAGAAGTTAAACAAATAATAGAAGCAACTTTAATTGAGTATTCTGATTTTGTATTAGCTGATATACCAGAATGGTTTGAACAATTTAAAAAGAAATAGTTATGAAAGAATTAGAAAGAATTAAAGTACTGGAAGATGAGTTAGCTTTATTAAAAGCTGATTTAATGAAAGTAGAAGAAAAAAAAGAACCTGTTGCTATATGTGGAACACTTGGCTTTTTAGTACATCCTACAGAGTTAGGAAAAATGACTTGGGAAGAGGCAAAGAAAGCTTGTGCTTCATTAGGTAAAGGTTGGAGATTACCTACTAAGGTAGAGTTACTGTTAATATATGAAAATAAAGATGTGGTTGGCGGTTTTGCTTATACCTACTATTGGAGTTCTACGGAGAACGGTAACTCCAACGCGTGGTCCCAGGATTTCTACCTTGGTACCCAGGACTACTACCATAAGTTCAACGCATACTATGTTCGCGCTGTTAAAACAATTAAAAAGAAATAAGATGAAAAAAGTAATGATGATTATGGCAGTTGCTTTATTAGCAATGTCTTGTAAGAAAGAAGAAGTAACACCATGTAATTGTGGTGCAATTATGTCAGATAATGCTGCTGATTATTCAGTTGATATTAAAAATGACTGTAGTGGAAACATTAAAACATGGGTATTGACTCCTGATGATTGGATGAGTGCTTATGTAGGAACTAACTATTGTATTACTAATACCACAAGTTGGTAATAAAATTAAAAAGAAATAGTTATGAAATATGTAGTATTTGTAGTATTAATGATTATAATTAGTTTATTATTATCTCCAATTATGATTATTAAATGGGACGCTAAGGGATTAAATGAGGTATTTGATGGAGTAGAAAAGATTTGTGGAATTGATTAATAAAAAGAAATAGTTATGAATAAAAGAGATGTATATATCTGTGTATGTGATGGTAGTTGTACTGGTCCAGAAGATTGTGTACCTATAGTAAAATTAAAATAAATAGTTATGAAAGGAGAAATTAGAAAAAACGGAGAATTAAAAGTAATATTATCTCATGAAGATGATATGGATAAAGCTGCATTAGAAGCTTTAGCAAAAGGTGGAGATATTATAGGAACATTGATTTTATCTCAAGAACAAGCTACTAAATTTGATGTGCCAATAGGAAGTATAATATTAACTAATAAACTTATAAAAAATGTCTAAAGAAAGAAACAGTTTAGGACAATTTCTTAGAGGATTAAATCCTTGGAACAAAAACAAAAAAGGTATACACTTATCTCCAGATTCTGAATTTAAATCAGGTGAGGATCATACTGGTGAAAATCATCCTTCATGGAATGGTGGTGAACAAGTTATGAGTAAAGATTGTACTCATGTATGGACAGGAACTAATGAAAGAGTTAGAAAACCAAGAATGATTTATAAAGAAGCTTATGGCCCAATTCCTGCAGGTCATGTTATATATCATATAGATGGTAATAAAAGAAATGACCACCCAAGTAACTTAGAAGCTATTAGTAGAGGAGAGTTAATGCAACGTAATGCTAATGAAGCTAGAGAACTTAAAAAAGATAATGATGAAAATAATTAAAAATTTAATACTTGCTATAGTATGTACAGTATCTAGTATAGTATGCAGTGCTCAATTTTACATGCATGCATATACAGCACAAATTGGTACATGGTCAATATCAAAAGATAATTGGGTATGGGAAGAACCAACAAACTGCAATATTGCTATTAAGATTAAAAATAATCTAATTAAAGTTAAGGATAAAGCAGATTCTTATTATATTACTTATGATATAATATCAGAAGAAGATGATGAAGTAATATGGGAAGCATTGGATGAACAAGAAAGACCTTGTAATGTTATAATGGCCGTTGTAGATAAGATAGATTATCTTATTATAGTTTATCCGGAAATATGTTTTAGGTATCAGACAATAAATGATTAAATATGACAGAAGAAGAATTAATTGAAGAAGGCTTTGAACGGATTGATGTCCCAATAGAAGAAAGTGGTGATGAAACTGATTATTATTACTATAGATTTTCATTAGGTAGAGGGTTTGCTTTATATAGTTCAGAAAATACTGATTCACTAAAAAATAAATGGAGAGTAATATTTGATGAATTTTCAGATAATATCACAGATATTGAAGATATTCAGACTTTATTAGCCTTATTTAAAAAATGGAAAGTAATAAAAAATGGAAAGTAATTTAAACTTTAAATATGTATACAAGTAAACTTAAAAAAGTTAATGGTAAGCTTTCACAACCAGATAAGAATAAAATCTTATATGATGCATTTGTCAAAGCTTTACCAGAAGGCTCAGAAGTAGAATTATTTATGAATGTAATAACAGATGGAGGATCTTTAGCCCAGATATCCAAAGTTCATACATGTATTAGAATGTTAGCTCAAGAATCCGGATATTCATTTGAAGAAATGAAACAACTTATTAAAGAAAGATCCGGATTATGTCTAGTATTCACAGAAGGAGATACTCAACAAGAAATATGTAAATCTTTTGGAGAGTGTACTAAAGATGAATTATCTATGAGTATACAAGCTTGTATAGAAATTGGAGAAATGTATAATATTAATCTAGGGTAGGAGCTACAAAGCCTTCATCCCCAGGTTCTAATATTTCTTTCTCTTCATATGCATCTTGTTCTTTTGCTATTTTTTCAATTTCTGCAAGTAATAAAGTAATAGTATAAAATGATCTTTCTAGTTCATTCATATTTTCATACTTACCTGTCATGATTGTTTTAAGAGATTCTTCTCTTTTTACATCATCAGTTTCTTGTTGAAATAAGTAATATAATGTTTTTTTAAGCATCATATAATATGCTTTATTAACTTTGACATCCAATAAAATGTCTTCTTTTAATTCTTTAACTTTTACTGCCATACTACAAATATATAAAAAAATGAAACAAGAATTAAATATTGAAGAAATAAAAGAAAAAATTTATACTAAATTAGAACCCTCTGGGTGGGCTATTAAACTTAGAGGGTTTATATTTAGTAAAGAATTTGATGATATTATTAAAAAATTAATTAAACAGACTCAAGATGGTAAAAGATTTACACCTACACTTAAAAATTGGTTTAGAGCTTTTGAAGAATGTCCTATTGCAGAACTTAAAGTTGTTATAGTAGCAACTGATCCGTATCCGGGAATTCATCAAGCAGATGGGATTCCGTTTAGTTTAAGTACATCATCAGAAAAACCTCAAGTTTTGTCTTATTTACTTGATGCAATAGACAAAACTGTATATGATAATAATAATCAAGTTGGTAGAGATGTAGATCTTAAAAGATGGAGTAATCAAGGAATACTCTTACTTAACTCAGCTTTAACAACAACAATAGGTAAACCAGGTCAGCATTTTGCAATCTGGCAAACTTTCTTAGCTTACTTATTTGATTACTTAACATGGAATTGTCCAGGTTTAGTATACATTTATATGGGTAAGACTGCTCAGCAATGGGCAGATGCTGTAAATGATAATAATTACAAATTTATGATTACTCATCCTGCACTCATGTTATTTAATAATGACACTGAATGGGATTGCGGAGATGTGTTTAAGAAAACTACAGACTTAGTACAAAAAAATTATAATTATCTTATACAGTGGTAAAATGAATGAAATTTTTAACAAATTAATTAAATTAGGTATGACACCTAATGCTTTTTATTATTTACATAGTATACATCAAAACATAGCACCTAATAAATTTATTAATGCATCAATTGAATGTACTAAACTACAAAATGATGAATGGCTAGATGAAAGTAAAGCTTTAACTCAAAAAGCTAAAGATCTTGTAAATCAAATAGATAAGTACTTTAAAGTAAGTAAAGCTAAAACATCCGTTACAGTAATGGGTGAAAATTATATGGAAAATATTGAACATTATTTAAGTATTTTTCCTAACTTTAAACTCCCAAGTGGTAAACCCGCTAGGTGCAGTCCCAAAAATATAGAAACAGGTTTTAGATGGTTTTTCAGTAATCATAACTACAGCTGGGCTACTATATTTGAGGCAACAGCAAGATATGTGAATGAATTTGAAATGAGTGGCTGGAAATATATGAGGACTTCTCAATATTTTATTAGAAAACAAAGTTCTGTAGAAAGAAGTTTTGATTCTGAATTAGCTAATTATTGCAATATGGTAGAAAAAGGATTAGAAGAAGATGATTTTAAATTTAGAGAAAATATTGTATGATTAAATATAAATTACTCATAATAGCTTTAGTCGGAAGTGTCTTAAGTTATTATATTATCAATCTTTTTATAAGTCCTATTACTATTTTACAATATTTAGGAATTGAAATTATTATAACAATATTTCATACTTTATATAATAAAGCTAAATTAGGAACTAAAACCAATTAATACAATACTTCATGAGTGATGCAAAAAAAACTGTTCCAGTAGAATGGAAGAGTCAAAAGGAGGGCTTTCAAGATTCACTACACTACTTAAAAGGTAGAAAAATTGGTGCAATTAGAAGTTTAGCTACTCCTTGGCCTAAATTTAATGATGCATTAACAGATGGAATTGAATGGAATACAATGATTGTAATTGGAGGTAGACCCGCAAGTGGTAAAACTTTAATTGCAGAACAAATCATAAGAGAAGCTTTTATATTAAACCCAACTGAAAATTTTAGAGTATTACAATTTCAATTTGAAATGCTTGCAAGATCTTCAGCTATTAGGGAATATTCTAGTGCTATAGGGAGATCCTATAAATACTTATGTAGTGCTGATGGTAAATTATCTGATGAAGATTTAAAAAGATGCTATGAATACGCTAAAGAGAAGGTTAAACACCCTATTGATATAGTAGAAACACCATGCACAATTGATGATTTTAAAAGAATAATACATAATTATATGAATTTGCATTCAGAAGTATCTGATGAACTTGTAAAAACATATACAAAAACCTTAATAACTATAGATCATTCATTATTATTTAAAAAAGCTGCCTATGAGAGAGAGAAACATGATACATTAAACAACTTAGGGGAAGCCCTAACAGAACTTAAAAGAATTTATCCAATAACGTTTATAGTATTAAGTCAATTAAATAGGAATATTGATCATCCTGATAGATCTGAAGACGGGAAATACGGAAACTACGTGCTAGAATCTGATATTTTTGGTGCTGATGCACTTCTTCAACATGCAGACACTGTAATAGGTATTAATAGACCTGGTAAACAAAAGATAAGATTTTATGGGCCGGATAGATTCATAATAGAAGATGAAAGAGTGATGGTATTACATTTTTTAAAATGTAGGAATGGAGATACCCGGTTAAGCTTTTTCAAAGCTGAATTTGAGAGAATGAGAATTGTAGAGATGGCAACACCTCCACAACAAGAAAAAAGAATAGGAACTAAATAATTTAAAATGAGTTTATCAACTAAAGAACCTGTAAATAGAAAAGAAAAAACTGAACAACTATTTAAGGAACATGAACATAAATTTAAGATTTTAGATATTGATAACCCTTTGTTTATTCCAAAATGTGCTTATAAGCCGTATGGAAAAACAGAATATGTACTTGGATTTTTTCCAAGTGAATTAAAAAGAGGTGAAGATATTTATACTGAATTTGTAAGTATAGAACTTGATTCTGAAGATACTACACGTACATTATATAAATGGAGATATAATCCACATTATGATACGGAGTATGAAACTACAGAACCCAATGCTAAAGGAGATGTGAGATACCTCATCCCAGTAGCTGAATTGATTAAAATTGAGATTAAATCAGACCCAATAAGTGAGGAATCTAATAAATTTCCTGATTTTACAGAACTGATGGATCCAAATGAAGATGCTCCTCTATCTATGTTAACAGTTAGAGATCTTGCAGCCATTATGTTGCAAAAACCGGTAAGTCAAAAAGAATGGTTAAACAAAATTATTACTAAATCATGAGTTTGATACTACCCACAGGATTAATTGCCCCAACGGAAATTAATCCTAAAAATCTTATTATATTTTCAAAACCAAAAATAGGTAAAACAAGTTTACTAGCCACTTTAGATAAGTGTCTTCTATTAGATTTAGAAGGAGGTTCAAATTATGTTAGTGCAATGAAAGTGCAAGCTAACTCTTTTGAAGAAATTAAAGAAATAGGTAAAGCTATTAAAGAAGCAGGTTATCCTTATAAATATGTAGCAGTTGATACTATTACAGCTTTAGAAGAGATGATTATACCTTATGCTGAGATTTTATACTCTAAAAGTCCAATGGGTAAAAATTGGTTTAAAGAAGATGATGGAGGTAAAACAAAATATGGTACAATATTAGGTTTACCTGATGGTGCAGGTTACTATTGGACAAGACAGGCTTTTACTAAAGTTCTTGACTATATATTAACTTGGGCTCCTCATGTAATCTTTTTAGGTCACGTAAAGGATACCTTATTAGAGAAAGCTGGTGCAAGTTTTACTGCAACGGATTTAGATTTAACTGGAAAGTTAAAAAGAATTACTATATCTAATTCAGATGCTATAGGTTATCTATACCGTAAAGGTAAAGCTAATTATATAAGCTTCAAAAGTGATGGTGATATAGCTTGCGGTGCTAGACCAGATCACTTGAAAAATCAAGAAATTATGATTTCAGAAATTACTCCAGAAGGTGAATATAAAACATACTGGGACAAAATATTTTTAACTATAAACAAATAAAAACAAATAAAATGGCTTTAAGTACAACAGATTTACCGGAAGGTGGCGGAGGATTACCAAAAACAATTGCACCGGGTAATCATACAGTGAAAATTAATAGTGTATATCTTGATGATTTCAAATTTATTCCAGGAGCTAAACATTTAATGTTTAACATAGAAACTAAACCTATTGAAGGTTTTGAAGGATTTTTAATTGATAAAGATGATGAAAGTAAGGGTCACTATGAAGGCCAAATTGGTAGATTAAAAGCTAGTCAGTATGCATTTGCTGACGGTAAAACTAAATCAGGTATAGAAATATTTAGAGATAAATCTATGATGATTTTCCTTAAGCACTTGTGTATGGCTTTAGGAACACATGATTGGTTCATTGCACAAAATGATAAATATGACACAATTGAAGACTTAGTTCAAGCATTCAATGATGAAGCACCGTTTAAAGATATCTATTTAGATATGTGTATAGCGGGTAAAGAATATGAAGGTAAATCAGGATATACAAATCATGATTTATGGATTGCAAAAGGAAGTAAAAGTGGTTATGCTTATGCTCAAGAAGGAGATAAAGTAATGACGTATGTAGAATCAGAACATCTTAAAAAACTAGAGGTTAAGCCTGTAGAAGCTTTTGATGCAGATGACTTTACAGTTCCTGCAAAGGCTTCAACAGATTTTAGTTTAGACTAAATTTATTTAGAAGGGAGATCTGTAATGGTCTCCCTTTCTATTTTAATATTCTTATTATGCTTTCTACAATTAACATAACAGATATAACTACTGTACCTATTGAATGGATATTTGAATATTATTTAAATCTCAAAGAAAAACTTGATGGGCAAGATGTAAAATTAGCTTCTGTATTTAAATCAGAGAAAACTCCATCTATGTTTATTTATTTAGATTTAGAATCTTTTGAGTATAGATTTAAGGACTTTTCTTCTGGTTATCAAGGAGATAGCATATCTTTGATAAAGTATATGTTTAACATAGAATACCATGAAGCAATACTTAAAATAGAAAATGATTATGAAGCATTCTTAAAATATAATACTTCTTATGTACCTAATACAATGCAGGTACATGATAGGTTCAAAGTAGTTGATTTTCAAATAAGACACTGGAATAATCTTGATCAGGATTTTTGGTCTAAATATGGTATCAGTTCAAAAACATTAAGTAAATATAATGTAGCCCCTTTAGATTTCTTTATAATGAGTAAAGAAAATTTAGACGGTACAGAAACTAAACTAGTTACTCAACGTAATTACTTGTATGGTTATTTTAGAAATGATGGCAGTTTATATAAAATTTATCTTCCTAAAACACCTGATAAGAAATTTGTCAAAGTAGCTAATTATGTACAAGGAAGTGAACAATTAGTTGGTAAAGATTACTTAATTATTCTTTCTTCTTTGAAAGATTTAATGGCTTTTAATAGATTATCCTTACCTAATATTGAAGCAATTGCTCCAGACAGTGAAAACAGTATGATTGCAGAGAGTGCTCTACAGAAACTTATTGATATATATCATTATAAAAAATTAATAGTGTTATTTGATAATGATGAATCCGGAATGAAAGCAATGATAAGATATAAGACTAGATATCATCTAGATTATATTGAATTACCACTTGAAAAAGATTTATCAGATTCAGTTAAAAAATATGGAGCTGAAGAAATTAGAAAAATATTATTAAAATTAATTAAAGAAGTATTATGAGTTGGAATTATCAGGGTAAAGAATTTGATGATATGTGTATTCCACAGGATCATGTAGGATTTATTTATATCATGACTGCTATCATTGATGGTAAGTCAGTTGCATACATTGGTAAAAAAAACTTTTTTGCTAATATTAAAAAACCAATGGGTAAAAAAGCTCTAGCAATGAGCACAGACAAAAGATTAAAGAAATATACAAGAGAATTAAAACCGGCCTTTATGAATTATTATAGTAGTAATGCTGTATTAAAACAAGCTCATAAAGATGGTGTATTGATTAAAAGAGAAATACTAGTAATATGTAAAACTCAAACAGAACTGACATATCAAGAAACTAAACATCTTTTTATAAATGAAGTACTTGAAAAAGATACTTATTTAAATGGTAACATATTAGGAAGATTTTACAAAACTAAATGACTATGAATAATAATGTTTTACCCTATTCAATAAAAATTAGAGTTAAAAGTGCTGAACATTCTGCACAAATTCAAAAAGCGTTATTTGCATTAGGTTATAGGTGGCAGAATATAGATGGAAAAAGAAGGCAATATCTTAATCTACCTTTTTTATGTGCACACCCAACAAGTTACATAAAACATTGTAATGAAGAAGATTATTATAATGATTTAGATTATACAGAAGTAACATTAAATCAATTAGTTGATTCAGTTTACATTATATCTAACACTATAAATTTTGATGATATAAACGTTAATATAACTAACCTTATAAATCTTATAAACACATGAAAAAAGCAATAATTGAAATTGATGAAGCACATAATTTATTAGAAATGCTAAAATCAACAGATGAAGAAAATCATACTATAGCTTTTTTAGCTATTGAAAATTGTAATATAAAAGATTCAATAATTCTTTTATATATAATATATAAATTTTCTGACATAGATCCGGGACTTTGGAAAGATAAATGTCCTGAGTTACTTAAAGAATTAATAAATAAAAACTTAATTGATGTATTACCAGATGATGCATTTCAAGCACCTACTATGAATGCTGTGTTTAATAGGGTTATTAAAGCTGATGCTTCAAAAGAAATTATGGCTTTTTTCTTAGACTTACATAATAAATATATGTTATCTATTATGAAAGCTTGGGGATATCCTACTGAACAATTTGAAATAAATATAAAATTAAGATAAATGAAGAATAGAGAAGAATCCTTAGCTAAAATAAGTAAAACTTTAATTTTAGCTGAGCCCTTTTATGGTTTTTTATTGATAATGTTAAATAAAATATGGAACAAGAACATTGTTCCAACTGCTGGTGTAAGTAAAAATGGTATTAATTATCAGTTAGCTATTAATCCAGACTTTTGGGAAAGCCTGTCTAATGAACATAGATATGGTGTACTTAAGCATGAGCTCTTACATATTGCTTTCTTTCATCTTACTCAACATCATAACTATTCTGATAGAAAGTTAGCTAATATTGCTATGGATATGGAGATTAATCAATACATAGATGATAGTCAATTACCTACTAAAGAATTAAGTAAAGAAGAATATGATGCTATAGTAGATCCTATTAAAGAGGAGATTAAAAAAGCAAAAGAAAGAGATGATGTAACACTTGAGGAAATCATGGCTTTAATAGCTACTATACCTATGAGAGGTATATTTATTAAAGATTATCCGGATTTAAATTTAGATATAAAAGCAGGTAGTAGATATTATTATGATAAACTACGAGAAGCTAAACAAAAGAAAGAAGATACAGGTAGTAGTGGAGATTCAAACTTTGATGCATTATGTAATGGTATGGATTCTGATAATTCTAATTTATGGGATCATACTACATGGGATGAATTTGATAATTTATCTGAAGCTGAACAAAAATTAATCAATAAGCAAGTTGATACTTTACTTAAGCAAGCTGCTGATATGACTCAAAAGAAAAGAGGTACTGTACCTGGAGAATTGGCAGCATATTTATTAAGTTTAGACCAAATTGAAAAACCTAAATTTGATTGGAAAGGGTATATCAGAAGATTTACCGGTGTATCTACTAAAGTTTACACTAAAAAAATAAGAAGAAAAGAAAATAGAAGATTTTCAGATAATCCGGGTCTTAAACTTAAGATGAGGCAACATATGCTACTAGCAATTGATACTTCTGCATCTGTAAGTGATGAAGAATTAAAAGAATTTATGAATGAGATTCATCATATTTATAAAGCTGGAGTAGATATTACTATAATTCAATGTGATGTAATTATACAAAGTATTAATGAATACAAAGGTAAATTTGGTGGTATTGCAGTAGCAGGTAGAGGAGGTACAGCATTTGATCCTGTATTAGAATATTACAATGCTCATTTAAAGAAATATACAAGTTTAGTATATTTTACAGATGGTGAGTGTTATGCAAATGTAAAACCAAAATCTCCTGTGCTATGGGTAATATCTGAAAGATCAAATATGCCTGAAGGACTTCCGGGAAAAGTGATTAAACTTGAACTATAAATAAAAAAAACATGAGTCAAAGTAAATTAGTACAATTAAACGTAGATGAATTAAAAGATTATTTAGAACACATGGTATCTAATAATCAATATATACAAGCACAAGGTAAAGTACCTGTAACAATAAATATTGAAGGTGATTCAGGCCTTGGCAAAACATCAGCTATAAAACAATTTGCTGCTAGCAAAAGCATGGATGTTATTAGATTAAATTTAGCTGAATTTGAAGAATTAGGTGATTTAGTAGGTTTTCCATTAAAAGAATATTTAATTGAGAATAAAGAAGGTAAATCAGCTTGGGTAGTTGATGCACAATTAGAAAGTGCAATAAAAGCAGGTTACAGAGTTAAAGATAAAAGAATGTCACATGCTGCTCCTGAATGGATTCAAGGTAAATCAGAAGGTGGTTTTCTTATCTTAGATGATTATACTAGAGCTGATCACAGATTTATGCAAGCTACAATGACCCTAGTTGAAGAGCAATCTTATGCATCATGGAAGTTACCTAAAAATTGGCATATTGTTCTTACTACCAACCCAGACAATGGAGATTATAATGTAACATCTTTAGATAATGCACAAAGAACAAGATTTGTAAGTGTAGAACTTAAATTTGATGTAAACGTATGGGCAAGATGGGCTGAAGCAAATAATATTGATGGAAGATGTATTAATTTTCTATTAATGAATCCTGAGTTAGTTACAGAAACTGTAAATCCTAGAAGTATAACATTATTCTTTAATTCAATTAGTTCACTTCCTAAATTTGAAGATTCATTACCATTAATACAAATGATTGGTGAAGGTTCAGTTGGACCTGAATTTTCAAGTTTATTTACTATGTTTATTAATAACAAACTTGATAAAATCATATCTCCAAAAGATGCAATTACTAATCCTAATGAAGCTTATGTAGTAGGTGCTTTATCATCAGCTATTGGTAAAGATGATGATTATAGAGCAGATATTGCAAGTGTAATTGCCACAAGACTTGTAAATTATTCTTTAACACATGCTTCAAAAGAAGCTGTAGGAGCTCCAATGACTCAAAGATTGATAAAACTTACAACAGATTGTGAAGCTTTTACTAATGATTTGAAGTATTATATGGTTAAAGAAATTGTTAATGGTAACAAAGTAAAATTTGCTGGAATGATGAGGGACACCGCAGTTGTAAAGATGACTTTACAATAATCACACATAAAACAGTTTCCCAATAAAAAAAACACAGAATAAAAATAAATCAACTTAAACCGGTGTAATAGCCGGTTTTTAATTATTAATTATGAGAAATATTTTATTTATTAACTTGAATTTTAATATTGAATTTCAACGTACACAACAAGCAAAAGATTTTGATTGTCAACCTCAAATAACTTTTATTGCTGCAGAATCTTTTTATAAAAATAGATTTAATAATATTGAATTAAAACCAACCTATACTCCTAGTGTAGGTGATAAATTATATTTTTTAAAAGGAATTAATATTCCTAGAGTAAAAATGAAAAATATAACAGCTGAATATAAAGTAAAAACAGTAAGAGATATTAAAGAAGCTACTCATATTTTTGGTAGTAATCATACTTTTGATAAAATCAGTAGTACAACTTATCATTATCGTATATATACTGATGATTTTAAATTATTTGTTAAATCATGTGAACATTTACTAGATAAAAAATATGCAGATGATTTAAATACAGTTTTAGAATTTTATACTGAACCTGAAATACTATTAGATTATCATACTAAAAGAATAATAAATTTAACTAATTTACCTTTTGATTATAAACCAAATACAGTATTTATAGCAGAACATCCTGAAATGAGTTATAGTGACCAATATTTTACTATAGATCCTGATATGGTAGATGTATATAATCATGTCTGTACAACTGATATTTATGATCAATCTGCATTGTTAATTCATTTAAATGGAGATGATGCTATTGAAATTGAAGCATCAACTTATAAACAATTATCAGATATGTTTGATAGCTCAGATCAAGATAATCATATTTTAGCTATGGAAATTATGGCTAATAGTGATTACTCATCTAGTTTACTATATTTAGAGTTACTCTTTATGAACTATGGTTATAAAATAGATGCTTGTGCAACTAAAAGACACGTTAATTTTAAAAGTCTTACTAGTTTTTTACACAGAACTCATTTTAATATCACTGAAGATGTAGTTATTAATACATTAGTTAAACATGGTCAAGTTACTAAAGAAAATTTAGATATATTATTTACAGATATGTACTCTAAATTAGAAAATAGAGGCTGTACTAGTAGAGTTAAAGTAAAAACTATAACTATTGATGCAGAATTACTAGAAGGTATGAATGAAAATTATGAATTTGAAATAAGACCTGAATTTCAGGTTAAAGAAATGATTGTAGAGGAAATAGTTCCAGAAACACCAATAGAAATAGAAACAAATGAGTCTACAGACAATTTCTTTTAATGAAGAACTAGAAAGATTTTATAGTGAAACTTTTTACTTTAGTTATAGTAGTATTAATAAGCTACTGTTCTCACCTAGAGCTTTTTATGACCACTATGTATTAAAACAAAAAGAAGATAGTATTGATGCCCACCTAGTTGCAGGTAGGGCATTACACTGTCTTCTGTTAGAACCTGATAGCTTTAATGAGCAATTCATTGTTATGCCGGGTAAAGTACCCGCAGATAATAATTTAATTATTATCACAAATATTTTTAAAAATTATTATTCAATATTAAATAATAATTCATTACTTTTGGAGGACTTCTCTGAAGATATACTTAGACAACTCTTATCCCTGAACTTACACCAAAGCCTTGTAGATGACAAAAAGGATTCTACTAAAACAGGAGACTCAAAAAGACTTGAAAAAATACTTACTGATCAAAATAAAGAATACTTTAATTTTCTTAAAAAACGGGAAGGTAAAACAGTAATTGACCAACAGACATTAGACAATTGTACAGCATCTGTTGAATTATTAAGAAATCATCCACAAGTTAAATCCTTACTTCAATTAAATATAGATAGCACAGAAGATATCAAAATTTTAAATGAAATACCATTAAAAATGGAACCAGGAAAATATAAATTTGGTTTTAAAGGTATTTTAGATAATATAGTAATTGATTACAAGACAAAGACACTATTCATAAATGATTTAAAAACTACAGGTAAAGCTTTACAAGATTTTCCCGATGCTGTTGATTATTATAAATACTGGATACAGGCCGTAATATATCAACAGTTAGCATGGTCTAATTATTTAAAGAACTTACCTGACATAGCTGAATGGAGAATTGTAATTACATTTATTGTAATAGATAAGTTTAATCAAATTTACCCATTTCAGGTATCAAATGAAACGTTAGCCATATGGCAAAATGATTTCTTAGATATGTTGGAGGTATTAGATTACCATTATACAGAAAAAGATTTTACATTACCATATGATTTAGCAAAAGGAAATGTAATACTTTAACTTATGGCAATAACATCTCTTTATAAAGAATATTTTCAAAAGTCTAAAATCTTTTTTTATCCACTTTTAGACATTAAAAAAGGTAGCAGTGTACTACCTGTAGAAACTTATTTAAGTTGGCAAGATAACTATGCAATTACTGAAGCAAAGTTAATTGTAACTTATAAAATAAGACCTGATAATGATTATATACAATTTGAAAAACATGTTTTATTAAAACATTCAAGATTAACTGATTTTAAAAAAGTAGGCGATACATTTATTGCAATATTTGATTTTTCAGATTTGCAAAAAGATTGGGATTACCTAATAGAAGGAAAATATAGCTTACTTAATACATTTATGAAACGTAAAGTATGTGCTTATTTCCAAGACAGTAAAGCTAATAGCTTATATATTAATAGTTATTTATATCCAGAAGATCATTATGAAATATATTCTGATTTACTTAATGTAGATACAGATATACTTAAAGAGGTAGGTGAGTTATGTAGTAAACCAAATCTAGAATTAGAATGTTACACAGAAACTATTAAAAGTTTGGAAAAGATAAAAATTCTAGATTAATTTGTATAAATATTTAAAATCAACAAAATGAGTAAAGATTCAATGTTCTTAGTACAAGCTACTTGGAATGATCACCAAACTTTTAGAACTGTACCACTTACAGAAACATGTCCATATGTAGAATGTATTTGGGAAGCAGAACAAAAAGTATTAATAGTAATCAGTAAGGTTACAAAGAATGCATTTCATATGATGCCTAAGTTAGATGATAATGGTGATCCTATGCTAACAAAAACTAAAAGACCTAACGGTAGAACAATTAAAGAAGAAAAGAAGTCTGTAGAGACTTTTCAAGAATATTATATTGAAGATATGGATGCTATTAAGTTATTATTAGAAGCTACTTGCATTAACAGTAAGACTTTTGATTTTAATAGTTTTTTAACTGCAGAAAAAATTGCTGGGTAAACAGTAAAATGGGAGTTAAGTAATTAACTTTTCGCTTTGGACAGGGAGAGTATTCTAGAAAATGCTCTCCCTTTTTTATAAATTAAACGGGGAGACAGCTTAACTGAATAAATATTATGAGTCGTTGCCACTACGTAATGGATTATGAGACCTTATCCACGTGCTTTTTGGGTGTATTTACAGATATTAAATCTGATGACACTAAAGTATTTATAATGAGTAGGTTACATAATGACATTGAAGATTTTTTATTCTTCTTAAATCACAATATTCAATTAGATGAATGGCATGTGTCATTCAATGGTTTAGGATTTGATGGTCAAATTACTGAATATATATTAAGATCTGCAGATCAACTTAGGGAAATGTCCGGAGTTGATATAGCAGAATGGATATACAGTAAAGCTCAACAAATTATTCAAACTCAAAATACAGGAGAATTTTTAGAATTTAGTGAGAAAAATATGCAAATACGTCAAGTAGATGTATTTAAACTAAATCACTGGGATAATCCTGCAAAAAGATCCAGTTTAAAATGGATACAATATAGTATGGATTGGGCAAATATTAAAGATATGCCTATTCATCATAGTAAAGATATTACTACACAAGAAGAGATAGATGAAATTATTAAGTATTGTATTAATGATGTTAACTCTACTAAGAGAATTATGACCCTAAGCAAGGATCAGATAGCTTTAAGAAAGAATTTGACAGAAGAGTATGGTATTAATTTATTCAGTGCCTCTGAGCCAAGAATTTCAAAAGAATTATTTATGCATTTCTTAAGTGAAGCTACAGGTATCAAAAAATATGATTTAAGACAATTAAGAACTATAAGAAAAGAAATAATAGCTAAAGATATTATTCTTGACTACATTAAATTTAATACAGCTCCCTTTCAAAAGTTATTAGATAAATTTAATGAAGTTATTATAAATCCGGAAGAAACAAAAAATGCTTTTAAATATTCAGTACAATATCATGGAGTTAAAACAGATTTTGGTTTAGGTGGTATACATGGAGCAACAGCTAAAGGTGTATATAAATCTGATGATAAAATGGTTATTATGACTAGTGACGTTGTAAGTTACTATCCAAGATTAGCTATGGTTCATGAATGGGCTCCAGCACATCTTCCTAAAAAAGAATTCTGTGAACAATATCAATGGTTCTTTGATGAAAGAAGAAAGATAAGTAAAAAAGATATTAGAAACTATGTATATAAGATTATTCTTAATTCAACCTATGGTTTAAGTAATGATAAGAACTGTTTTCTATATGATCCAGAATTCACAATGAGGATAACTATTAATGGTCAACTCTCATTGGCTATGCTATATGAAATGATTATGGAAGAAATTCCGGGAGCTATTCCTTTGATGCAGAATACAGATGGTCTTGAAACTATCATACCTAGAGAGTATACTGAAAAGTACGTTGAAATATGTGACAGATGGGAAAAGATAACTAAGCTTGAATTAGAACATGATACATATAGTAAGATTATCATAGGTGATGTAAATAACTATATTGCTGTTAACTCTCCAAAGACTGTTGACTATGATACTTATTTAGGTATTAAAACAGAAAACCCTCATTATGTTTATAAAAGATTAGGGCCAGATTCTTATTCATATTCTAGTACAAAATGTAAAGGTAGATTTGAGTTTCATAATTTAGCTCTTCATAAAAATAAAAGTTTCTTAATAGTACCTAAAGCATTGTATAATTACTTTGTACATGATATAAAACCTGAAACTTTTGTAAGTCAACAAACTAATATATTTGACTTTTGTGGTGGTAAAAAGATTAAAGGTGATTGGGAATTTAATGAAGAAATTATTGAGGACGGTGTTCATAAAATTATACCTACTCAACATACTATTAGATATTATATATCCAATCAAGGTTCTAAAATTATAAAGAAAAATACTCTAGATGGTAGACAGATACAAGTTGAAGCTGGAAAATGGCTACAGAAACTGTTTATTAATTATAAAGAGAACCCAATAAATGAATATGATTTAAACTATGAATATTATTTAACTAAGATTGAAAGTGAGATTAATAATTTTCAACCTAAGATTATACAATTAAAATTATTATAATGGCAGTAAGAATTAAAAGTGTTTCAAAAACAGATTTATGTAATGTAGTAGTCCCTATATTTACAGATGGATATAAGATAAAATCTCATAGCAGTATTATTACTGCTGTTGAGGCCGGAATTATTAAAGCCGGCTATAAAATTAAAAATACAGTTTACAAAGCAACAGCTGATGGTAAGTTAGCATACGGTACTTATTATTTAGAAGATGAGGAAGATGAAGAAATAGGACGTATGCTTACATGGGTAAACGCTTATACTAAACAATTTAAATATAGAACTATCTCAGGTATATATATTAAAGACTTAAAAGGTTGTATAGCTTTTGCAGGAGATGCTTATCTAAAGAAATACACAGGATTAGGTGATGAAATAGCTAATTTAAATTTACTATTTGCTGAAACTATTGAAAAGAAAAACTTAATGATGGATATTAATCTTAATGTTACTGACCAAGCTACTATACTAGGTAGATTATTTGCAGAATATGGTGTATTTACTACTGAGCAAGCTTCTTTCTTTAAGACAATGATTACTGATACAGAAACTTTATGGGATACTTATGCTAATGTAACAGATACACTGCAGTCATCTCATCCTAAAGACTGGATCCGGAACCAAATATTAGTAAACTATCTTTTTGATAATATACTTGAGTTACAGAAATCAGAAGAAGAAGTTATAGAACATACTTTAGAAAATAACTATGGTCAACCCGATAATCAAACTAACTTACTAAATGTAATTGCAGATTTAGAAGCAGAAAAACTTGATGAAGACATTAGATATGCTTTAGCTGCTGCAGATGAAGATAAAGTTATTACAGAGAATTTTACTGTTACTCTAAAAGATGGAACAGTAGTTGAACATAAGATGAATACTGAAGGTACTATTGAATCAATTACAATTAAAGAAGAATCTTTTGCTATGGCTCAACTATCTGGAGTTAAAGCACCTGAAGATATTGTTATTCATGTAGAATCTGATCAAGAGTATTTAGAAAGAGTAGCTGATATTGAAGGTGAGCCAGAAAAACCTTTAATGTCAGTTGAAACTATAGTTTTTGATTTAAGTAAACCGGATGAACCCGTGACTGATCTTCAAGAATTTAACAGATTAATGGATACAGTAGATACTGTAGCTGAAGAAGTTGAAGAAGATCCTCTTGTTGAGGATTTAATAGAAAAAATAAATACTGTACCTAGTTTAGAACCTACTAATGAGGAATATCTTCTAATAGAGAAAGAGCTAGACCAAGAAATAATTAATGTTGAATCTTTATTTGAAATAGCTAAACCACCTGTAACAACAGGTATTTTAGATGAATGGGACTTATCTTTAGATAAGACTAGTTCTGAGGATGATGAAGATGAAGATGAATTTTTCTTGTAAGATACTTGTGTTCATAGCATAAGGTTTAATAAATAAATAATCAATTAAGGGGATGCACTGTAATGGTGTATCCCCTTTTTTTTTACTTGACAAATGATGATTGAAAACTTTTAACAGCTGCTTCAGGTGTAATATTATTTCCAGAATAACCCATAAGTTTTAAGAAATAAGCCCAAGACTTATTATCTCCTTTATCCCATACACCTTCTTTTCTTTTATAAGTTAACTTTTTGGGATCCCATGTAAATATAAACTGACTTATAAATTTTTGTAATCTTTCTGTAGTAGTAACCATAGCTGTTGGTGATTTAACCGTTCTATATGCATCCGGTAAAGACCAATAACTACTAGTTTCAGACTTCATTCTTATTAATTCATACATCATAAAGTTATATGCATAATCTTCTTTTAATTCATCATCATCTTCTGCTAAAGCTACCAGCATAGCAATCATAGCTGTAATAGACACTATTATACAGCTTTCCATAATAACCTTTCTTGTTTGTGATTTTTGAAAAGGAGAATAAGTAGACCAGCTTTGCATAGTTTTCCATTTAAATGTTACTAAGTCTTTAGCAAAAGTATCCCAAAAAGTTTTATAAAACCCTTCTGTTACAGCACCTAATTCCATATCCATTGATAATTTTTTATACCTTCTTTTATATGCAGGTATAAGATGCTTTCTATACATAATAGCAAGTCTACCTAATGAATATCTTTGAGCAGTACCTTTATCAAAATCATTGTATACACCATGCATTCTTTTACTTAAAGCATGTAATCTATTTTGAAATTCTTGTCTTTTTTTATCAGTAAAATCAGTATCTTCTTCTACCCCTTTAGCTCCATATAATTCATGAGCAGTAAGTAAATCTATTTCTTTTTTTGTTTTATTATCAATTACTTTAGTAGCTCTCATTAAAGCAAACATAGAAGATACTTGAATTTCATGTTCACCAAAGTGTTGATTAAAAAATAAAGTATCTGTTCTCATTAATTTACGTACAACACTAGCTGAAATTGCATTACCATAAGTATCTTTAAAATTACCTTGTAAAGGGTCATATCTTTCTACAAGTTTACCTACTAAACTAGTTGGTACACTTTTACCAAAATCAGAAAGAAAAGAAACAACAGACTTATTATAATAAAGTTTACCATCTGTATAATTTTTTCTACTAAAGAATTCTCCAGATGCTGCTTCTATTATAAGTTGAATATTACCTTGTAAGTTATTAGCTACACCTTTAAGTAAATCAGCTGCAATACTAGTTAAAGCTGAATAATTTAATAAACTATTAGTAATTTTATCTGCTGATAATGAAAAAATTTCTTCTTTCTTTTGCATCTCACCATTAATGATCATACTAATAAAACCATCTAAATGTTTTTGAGAATTAGAAGTATCACCTTTTAATAAATAACCCTCATATCCAAATTTTTCAGCAAATTTACTTTTAATAGATTCTCCTTTAGCATTAACTTCTGTAAAATCTTTTTGCTTTATAATTTCTTTAAATAAAGCTGTCTCACCATGTATTTTATTTAAAGCATCATATCTATTAGCCATAGCACTAAACATCAGTACAGATCGTGTTAAATCTAAACTTACATCTTTAGCATCCATAGGTTGCACATAATATACAGGAATTAATTTTTTATCTGAACCATATTGAATATCATAACTTTTAATTTTAAAAGTATCTGTAACAGCATTATTTAAAGAATTTTTAATTCCATTATCTTGAGCTCTTTCTAAACTAGTTTTTTCAATAGAAGGTATTATATAAGTAGCTTCTAATTTACGTTTTGGTAATTTTGCTTGAGCATCTGAATATAATTTCCATAAATATTGATGAAATTCACCTTTAGCATTTATAGGATTATCATTAACATCATATATAGCTTGCCATTTTTTACTTAAATATTTATTAGCAGGTTCTGCTAAATCTTTTTTATACGTTATTTCATTAGTTTCTGGATTAATATATATATTAGCTTTTTTCCATTTATCATATTGTTCTTGAGTTAAAATTCCTTTTTTTAAATAAGTATCTTTTTCATTTATAATAAGTTCTCTTTCTTTTTTAGATTTAGCTTGTGTATTATCATTAAACCATTTTCCTATAATTTTATTTCTTTTATAATTAGCAGCTCTTTCAGCAGGTGTTACAGGATTTTCTATTTCTGGACTAAGCGATGCAAATAACTTACTCATACTATTTTTATATGCATTTGTATCATATTTTTGAATAAATGCAACTTGTTTATCATACTCACCAGTTGCTACACCTTTATCAAAAACAGGTACATCAATAAATTCATATAATCCTTCATTAAATTTAGCTACATTAAAAGTAGAACCAGTGGTTTGTGCGTACTTTTCAAAAACTTCTGATAATTGTTCTCTAATGTCTATGTCTAATAATCTAGCTTTTTCCATTTCAGCTTTAACAGCTGCTGCAAATAAAGCTAATCCTCCATCAGCTGAACTAATTAAAGGATCAAATAAAAAATTCATCATACTCTCATCTTTACTAGCACTATTTAAAAATTTTACCATGCTAGCTTTATCAAAAGAAAAGTTTTGATATTGTTCAATTCTTTTATTTAATTCTTCTATTCTTTTATCTTTATATTCCTGTGTAACATTTGTTGTATCTTCTATAACTTTAATTCTATTTTGTATAGATTCAATTTCAATTAAAATATTCTCTTTTAAATTTTCAGGCTGATATTCTAATAAAAAATCAGCCATTAAAGGTGTACCCTCAGATAAAAATCTAGACTTAATATTATCTCTAATTGATATAGATTCAGTTAACATTTCTTGAGGTGTAAGCTCATCAGTTTTTTTATTTTTATTAGTAGGTTTACTGAAATAAGCAGTAACATCTTTTTTCATTAACTCATCTAATATTGAATATTCGCTTACAAACTCATTAATTGCAGTTAATTGTTTAAGATATTCTTTACTTGTTAAATTAGATTTGTTTTTTAATAAATCTTTTAATTTTTGTTCTACAAGTTTAGATTTCTTATGGCTATCTTGAATAAATGCATATATTGATTCAACACCTTCTAAAGCTTTAACATTTTCAATTAAACTTTGTAATCTAGCTTCTTTAATTTCTTGATTAGTTACTTTCTTTTTACTCAATGTATCTAACTGATCTTCTAAATAAAGATGAATATGTTCAGTGAGTTTAGTAAATTTATCTTTTTTAGCTTCCTCCTCTTCTGGAGTAAGTATTTCTATAAAATCATTTTCATCTAACTCTTCATTAATAGCATCAGCTTGATAAGCAGGATCTTGCCACTCAATATGAGCAGCCATCACATTACCATTATGTTTTTCTAATAATTTTTGCCATTCTTCGGCTCTAGGATTGGGACAACTTAACATAATAAATTTGATAATTTAGCAATAATTTTATTTAATTCTTCTTGACTACTTGCGTTCTCTAAATTAGTCACTATTTCTTTATAATCATATCCTTTATCTGAAAGTACTTCATCTATTTTTAATGTGTTTACTGCTGTTAATAAATCATATATTGCTTTTTTACGTGCAGATTCATTAACTACTGTTACTTTAGATTCAATTTTTTCAGGAATACCTGTTAAAAGATTTACATTTTGTAAATAGATTTCATTATTACTTGGGTCTACTAAATCATATAAATTATTAATATTTAATATCCACATATTTTTTTCTAAACCTTTTTCAATAGGTTCTGTAAAAAATCTTTTAGGTAATGCACCATTTAAAGTATCTACTTCAGTTTTAAACTTAGATAATTCTTCAACACTCAGTAAACTTTCTGGTACTACAGATTCAATATTTAAACTTCCTGTACCTGTTTGTGTAGTACTTTGAGTATTACTATTATTTTTTGTACCATATTTAACAAAACCACCTACTAACTCATTTACTTCTTTTTCATTTAAAGTTCTTCCTGTAAAATTAGCTATCCATTTTTGTATACTTTCAATAAATGTTTTCCACCAAGATGGTTGCACTTTATCTGTTAAAGTTTCTGCCCATCTAGCTGCTAATTCCATTAATAATTTAATTTTACCTTCTTCACTAGATGTTGTAAATCCATAATCTAGCATTAAACTTTCTAAATTTTTATGTCCTGTTCTTTTTAATAGCTCAGGTAATTTTTCCATTAATTGTTTTTCTGCAGCAAATAGTGCAGCACCTAATTCTTTTGTGCCACCTAAATCTTTAGCCATTCTTAACATACCTCTGTGAGCTACTTCATGTATTGCTACTTTAGCTCCACCTGAATTACCAATAAATGAAGATAAACCTGTAGGTTGATTTTCTGGATTTTCTAGTTTACTTAAAAGTTCTTTCTGTTTAGATAAATACTGATCAATCAAATCTTGACTTACATCTGGTTCTAATTCTCCAGGTTCAATTTGTATATTAAAAATACCAGCTACAATTTCTTTTAATGAATAAATAGAATTGGCTTCTTGTAAGAATACAAAATCATTTTTACTAATACCTCTTCTTAATAATTCATTTTCTATAGCTTCATAATAATCTGAACCTTCTGTAGCATATCCTTGACTTGCTTCACCATAACGGTTGTATTCAGCTATGTCACCTTCTATAAATTGTTTATTATATCCTTCAATTAATTGTTTTGCTGAATAAGTATTTGTATTAAAAGTTCTATCTACTCTATGAACTGTAAACATTCCTTTTGGAATTATTATATCATTTTCTGAAATAAATCTTTCTTCACCTTGATCACCTACAACACGATTTCCATATGCTTTTGTACCACCTTCAATTAATGGACTAATTTTATCAGCATAGTCTTTATTAATTTCAATCACATAAGGATTTTTAGAATACCTATTACCATAATTCTGAGCCATATTATAACTTTCTGCAAAAGATGATCCTGTTGATTTAAATAATGGGTCATAAGTTGCCAGTATAACAAGATCACCATTTTCATTAATAATTGGTGCATCTTCTTGACCTCTAAATAATGAATTTTTAAAAGATTTATTTTCATTAGTATTTATAGGTAGATTAGTAGATGATTGAGTAGATTTAAATCTTGCAATAAATTTTTCTTTATTTGAAATATCTTTACTGTTTACATCTCTATATGTCCAACCATTTGGTGCAAGTACTATTGTTGGTAATCCTAATTTCATACTTGCTTTTGCACCAGCTTCATCAAATCCTGTTTGACCACCACTTCTGATACTTTCTATTTTAGTTTTAAGATCAGGTGAATTTAGTACTTGGTTTAATAAATCATAAGTAAAATCATCAACTTGCTCTTGAGTATATTGCTTCATATTATAAATACCCATACCAGCTATATTTAATGTTTTAGCATTAACACTATTTAAAGCATTAACTATTTTATTAACTATTTCAGGTGTAATTGTAAGATTATTAGTATTTATTCCAATATATTTCTTTTTGTTATTATCTACTGCTTTTTTAGTCCAAGATTCTCCTTCTTGATTTAAACCAAAATCAATTGTTGCATCTGCTGATGCATTCTTTTTAGTTCTTTCTATATAACCTTTTGTTGGTTCTTCTTGGAATTCTATTCCAACACTAGTAGATGATTGAGTAGTAAGTTTATAATCATTTATATCAGCATACCATTTTCCTACTTTATAATCAGCATAATTAACAGTTTGAAATTGATCATAAAGTTTTATACCATTTTTAATATACTCATTATACTGCATTCTTTTCTTTACAAAAGTTCCTGTATCAACGGGGGAAGTAAATTCTAAATAAACTCCATGATTACCTACCATAAGTCTAGTTAAAGTAGGCTCTAATTGTTTTAAAATATTTATATTATCAACATTTACCGTAGAACCATCAGAAGCAATACTTATATTTCCTAATTGAGGATATTTTTGTTGTAGTTCTTGAATATAAACATTTCTAATTTCTGCATTTATACTATCTATTTCAGCTGCAGTTTTAGTTTTTTGTAAATCTTTAATAAATTGTTGGTAATATCCTCTATTTACATATTCCCTGAATTTATCATACCATTTTGTATCAACACTAGTAGATGATTGAGTAGATAATAAATCTGAAAGATACTTATCAGTAGTAATTACTTTATCACTTGGGATTTTAGATATTTCATCATTAATTTTATTTTTCCAACTTTCAGTATCTCCTTCTTTATAATCATCTCTTTGTTTAGATCTTTCAATAAAAGTATCATCTGACATAGTTATAACCTTATCAAAATCATTAGCAAATTCTCTTAGTAAAATCATATCAGAAGCTAATAATCTTTTACGTGTTTTAATTGCATCTTTCTTAGCTTCTTGCCATAGTTCTCTTACTGTTTGATCCCATTGAGCTTCATGAGTTTTTCTCCAAGCATTTCTAGCTTTATACCCTTCTTCAAGATTATGTTTTTTATTTATTTTTGATTTATAGTCTGAGTCAAAATCAATAATATTATCTTGAGATTTTCTTAAAAAGGTTTTACCTAATCCAGGATGTCCCCATATGATTCTATCTGTAGATTCTATTTTAATACTAGTAGATGATTGAGTAGATGTTTCAATAGTAGGTGTATTCCAATTATATTTATTAATTAGATAATCTAAAGCTGTTGCATGAGAAGGTTCATTTAACTCATTATAATATACTATTTGTTTACCTTTAAGATTACCTAAATTATTAATTATAGCTTGTCTATATTCTACTAATTTATCTGTATGAGCTTCCCCAGTCAACCATTTTGTAAATTCTATAACAGCTTCTTTTATACTACCTGTTTTATATAAACTATAACCTCTTTCATTCCAAGGATTTCCTATAGTTCTATCTTCATTAAAGGCTTTTAAAAAATCATTACCTTGAGTTCTATAGGCCACAATACCTAATTTAGTAGAACGTTTTCTACCAGCTATATCATCTATTTTAACATTAGGAGTTGCTGAAGTATTTCCTAGTTTACTATAAATTTCATCTGCACTTTCTTTAAGTAAGGGTACTACTTTAACCCATGTACCAATTGATTGAGCATTGACCATTATTTCATCATAATAATAACCTAAACTCTCAAGTGTTGTATATAAATTTCTTTCTCCTGTATTATATGTTTTTGCAGGATCAAATGTATAAGCTTTATTATCAGTAAGAAGTGTAGCACCAGCTTCTAATGCTTTAATTGCTTCTTCTATAGTTTTATCTTGTTCTCTTTTAGCAATTGTAGCATTTCCTCTACGTCCCGGTATTGATACAAAAATAACATCAGTTGAAGAATAAGCTCCTGTATTAGCATATTGTCCAGCCTGTTCTCTATATATTTGAGTACTGCTTCTTTTACCATCTTTTCCTACTATATCTTCACCAAAACCAATGTATTGAGTGGCAATTGAGGCTTTAGCAGTAGCTTTAAAATCAGCTACACCATCTTGAGGAGTTACTTTAAAAATATTTTTCTTATCAAATTTACTAGCAGTAAGTTTTGCAAAAGATAAATTATGAGTTATGCTACCATCTGGATTAATTGTATCAAATAAACTATATTGAGCAGGTAAGTTATCTTCTGGATTTACAATAACAGGTGATAATTGAACTACATCTTTACGGTTGTAATTTTTAAATACATGTGTATCTTGAAGAAGTCTATTAAAAATAAATTCAAATGTATCATTATTCATCTCATTAGCAATAAAATCATTTGATACTTTTTGCATTGCTAACATATACTCATCAAATGGTAAAGCTGCACTAAAACCATATTTACTGTAACCCTGTCCATTTAAATAAATAGATACTTGAGGTAACATTTTAAATAAAGTACTTATGTATGTATTTTCAGCGTCATCATCTACTTTTCTCACACTAGGATTACCTAGTTCTTTTAAATTTTGATAATAAACTTCAGCAAGTTGACCTTTAACATCTCTACTATCATTTAATGTTATAGACTTTTGTTTAACATTAGTTTTTTTATTTTTTTTAATTGAAGTAGGTGTAATTTGATTCAATATTAAATACTTTTCTTTTAATAAAGGATATGTATTTAATACATTAAATAATTCATTTGTGAATGAGATAATATTATCTGTAGTCATTTCATCAAATGTAAGGCGTGTACCATCAGATTTTCTAATATCTGAAGCATGATTTTGATAAATATAATTACTTATAGCATTTTTAAAGCTAGTAATAAACTTTACTTGACTATCTTTATCTGAACCAAAACTTTTAGCTACTTCTCCAGACCTTTTATCTAAAACATCAGTTATAAAATCAGTAACAAAAGGATGATTCCTTATTGAAAATAAAGGAGTTATTAAGTCAATTATAATTTGATTATCTGCAAAAGATCTAAGTATACTTTTATTAAAAAGTTGATCTAAAGTTTCTGAATCCAATTTAGAATTTTCAGCTAATTTTTTTCTAGTTACATTTACTTTAACTAACTCCTGTATTGTTTTAGACGTTTTAGTATCTATATTTGCTGCTCTTTTAATATCTTGTGTACCTTTTACTTGTTTTTCTAATTCTAAAAAATGTAAAAAAGCAGCTACTGATACATCTAATGAACCTAGATCAGGAGCTTTAATATTTGTAGTTAAATCATTTAAATCAAAATAACCTTCTTTATTTAAAACACCTGGAATAGATGTATAATGACTTACAGTATCATAGTATTTTTTATTAGTTATATCCGGTTTAACATATACAGGCACAGGCCCATTAGTAATTTTTAGTATGTCTAATTCAAAAATTTCATCATTATTAATCATTTCTTTTAGAGTTACTTTATCAGTATCTAACACTGTTAAAGTAGAAACTTCTTCACCATATTCATTAATATCATCTTTATAATAAGTTACCGTAATGTCTTTAGAACTTTTATTAATAGCATTAGAAATTAATTGTGGTATTACACTTTCAATTACATTACTTGCTGCTTTATTTTTTTTAAAATGAGCTTCTTCTATTCCTTTACCAGTATATTTTGCATAAGCACTGTCAATTAAGCGTTGTTCTTCTGCATATTTTCTAATTAAAGGTTGTAATAAAAACATTGTTACATATTCTTTAGGAACACCTATTTCAAATAAATGAGATATCATTGGTGATATTTCTTGATTTCCTTGAATAGCAGCAACCCATGCATCTTTTTCAACATCTAAATAACCATTCATTAAATGAGAATATAAATTAGATATAGTGCTCATATTATCTGCACTATTTACATTAGATAAAGAAATCCGTTTCACTCCATTAACTATCATAATGTTATGTGGTAAAAATACTCTTGTAGGAAGATCTCTATCATTTGATTGTGGTATATATTTTTTTAAATCATCATCCCATTTAGTAAGTAATTTATAACTTTTTGGAAGTTTTGCAGGTATTGAATTTAATATAGGACTTAATTTATTGTCAATAGCAGTTGAACCTAATGCTTTTTTTGAAATTAAATTTACTTCATGTTTTTCTAAATTAAATCTAGCTTCAAACCTTCTTGTTGGACTTAATGCAGGATTACCATTTTTATCTAAACGGTCAGATTCACCATGCATATTTTTTATATTATCATAATCAGTAACAAATGGTCTAATATCATCAGCAATAGTTTTTAATAAATACATTGAATTAGGACGTACTAAATGAACATAGTTATCTTCTAATTCAAGTAAACCTCTAGATGCAGAAATTAATCTATTCTCTATGGCTTTTTGTTGTTGTTTAATTAAAGATAATCCTTTTTGATTTTCACCTTGTGCTTTTAACAATAAAGCTTTTTCATAAATCTCTTCATTTGTTTTATCAGTTGTAATAAATTCACCTTGCTTAGTTAAGTTAGGAAGAGAAGAAGTCATCTTATCTCCATCAAAGTCAGTTCCTGACTTAGCTACTATTTCAGAAGGTAATATAATTATAGGGCCCGCTGCAGGACTTAAAAAATGATATACTTCAGCAAATTCCATTGAACTAATTGCATCAACAGGAATTCTCACTGAATTTAAAGTTATTTCTGATCTATGAATTTCAACCCAAGCTGGATCTTTGATTGCTATATTTAAAGTATCTATATCTCCTATTAATTTACCATTATATTTAAGATTGAATAAATTTTTAAAATCTCCTTGCATAGCAATAGCTACTTTCATAGCTACTGTTTTACCATCTTCACCTGGATGATAGAACGGTAAATTATTACTACCAATAAATTTTTGTACTTCTTTTACTGAACCTCCTCTATCTATTAATTCTTTATCCCAAATGCCATTAGTAACAGCACTTGAAACTTGTATAAATCCTTCACCTTTAACTTTTTGTTTTACTACTCTTTTTTCAATTAATGATACAATAAGTTTTTCAATAGAATCAGCATTAGGATGAAAAGATAAATCAAATTTAAGTGTGTTGTCAGGAGTAACAGAAATAAATTTTATTAAATGGTCAGGCACGTCATTTCTTACTAATTCCTTTTGAACTAAATTCATAAACTTTTTTAAGTCTCCTTTATAAGAATAACTACCATCTTTATTTTTTATTTTTTCATAACCTATTTCAAAAAGTAAACCTATTTCAATAATATTTCTTAAATCATCAACTCCATTTAAATAATTATCATAAGCTTGTTGATTATCAGGATTAATAATTTTTCCTTGCTCAAATAAACCATCTATACCAATACCTCTTGCTTGAGAAGAATAAATCACTTTACCCTTAAAGACACTAGACATAGTTGTAACATTCTTTAGATATTCTAAATAAATTACATTTTTAGTAAACTTTATATCTTTTTTAATTGTTTTGTTATTACTTCCTTCTTCATATATTTCATCATGTTTACCATTAGGTGCAAGTATACTACCTACTTTAGAACCTGATCCAAATGTCATATAATGTATCTGTTCTTTCATCATTTGATTATGAAGAGAATCCAAATCAGAACCTTTTTTGAAAACTCCTGGTATTAAAGGCATCAAGGAAAATTTATGCATAGCATTAACCGGTAATTCAGTATTAGCTAAATGACCAAAATTCTGTACTTTGTAAACAGGAAATGCTTCACTAATCTCATCTGATTCTATCTCTTTACCTGAAACTATTTTTCTAAATAAAGCTTCTTGTGGATCTGTCCAATTATTTTCAGATAACTTGAGCATTCTATAAGCATCAAAGGTAATAAAACCTTGACCATCACTTTCCTCCATTTTTTCATAAGGAGCGGATTCTATAGCAACCCTGTCTTCCACCATTGCTTTTCTTACTTGTTCTAAAGTAAAGTTTTTACCATGAAGTTTTATAAGATCTTTAAGACCTTCTTTTGATAAGTTATACGTTAATATTTCTTTATTTACATTTTTAAATTGTTCAGTATAATATTTATGTAAAGCCGGTCTAATATAATCATCTAAATACTCAGAAGTTCTTATTACATCTTGTACTATAGCTGTATTAAGAGTCCCATCATATTCAAAATTATCATAACCTTTATCTATAGGGAAACTTGCTGCATAAGTATTTTTTCTAACAGGTCCATTAGGATCATTAATAAACTTTAACATAGCAGCATCTGTTCTATAACCTTCACCTACAGATGAGGCACCTGTATTTCTTTTATGAACATCATCATATTGAGCAAGATCTCCATAAAATAAAGCAGCTGTTTCATAATGATGAATCCATGCATTATAAGTATAAGCTTTCATTAAAACTTTTACAGCTTCTGCAGGTGATAAGTTAAATACATTCAAATTACTGATTAAATCAGGACTTATAAAAGGTGATTTTTTTAAAAAGTTATGATTTTGTTCTGTCTGTTCTTCAAAATAATCACTAACATCTTTTACTATTTTAGCTTTTAACTCAGGATTTGTTTTTAAATAAGCTACTAAATCTTGTCCAGACTTTACATTATCTAAAATATCTATTTTAGTTTTTTCTCTTAATACATTATCAAATCCATTAAAAGATTGTCCTGCATAAATATCTTTTCCTTCTTTAGTTTTACCAACAACTCTATTATATCCTTTATATGTTTTAAATAAATCAATATTAGAATTAAATTTATTAATTCTATCTACTTCAGCAGCAATATACTGAATGATATGTTGATTAAACGCATAATCAGCACCTTCACTACCCATAGCAAATTTATCTATATCTACCCATAGTTTAGGATCTTTCTTTTTACCACCTTGTCCATCAAAAATCTGACCTTTTATCTTTATACCAAAAGCTTGAGACTTAGATGCATGTCGCATAAATTCTTGTATACCTCCTTTAAGAAGACCATTTACTTCTTGAAGGTTTTTAGAAAATATATCTAAATTTGTTGTATTTACACCATCTTCATCTATAGTTTGTGAACCAGAACTAATAAATACTTGTAAATCTTGGTCCGGTCTTTTTTCTTGAATACTTGATGTAAAATTAAAAATAGTCTTTAAAATTGCAGATCTGTTAGTAAATGTATTTATTTCTGGATCTAAGTAAGACATATATTGTATCTCAGGTTTCAACCATAAATCAGATAATTTTTCGGCTTTATTAATACCATAAACCATCATACTAATACTATGATCATTAATAAAAGGATTTACAGTATCACCTTTAGCATTTAATGTACTAAGACTTGTAATTTCAGAACCATATTTTATTTGTAAATCTACTATTCTTAATAATTGAGTTCTCTCTCCAAATGCTTTAGTTGAAATAGTATTTTCTGGAATACCCTTTTTTAAAGTTCCTATAGGATTTAATTTAAAGTCCTCTATAATATTTAAAACTTCTTTTGAATTATTACCTTCTCTTTCTTTTTCAGAAATTTGTCTTATGATTTGATATATATGACCTAAACCAAAATAAGTAATTGCACCATGAGATTCAGTTAACTTTTCTTGAATAACATCTATATCATCAATATATAAACCTATAGCTCTTGCAAAATCTAAAGCTTTACTTTCATCTAAAATATATTTATTAGAAGATTTAAAAGCTGTTAAAATTTTTATTAAATCTAACTTATTTATATTATCATAACTTCTATTTACATATGGATTTGAAATATCTGTTTTAAATAAATCTTCATATTTTGAAATTAATTGAGGAGCTCCTATTGATGCCACAACGACTTCAACATGAGAATCTTCCATCATAGTATTCTGAATATAGTCATACTTAGTTTTTCTACCAAGATCTCTTACAAAAGCAGAATTTATTCTAGTTTCATATAAAGTATTAGCAAATTCAGGATTAGGTATTTTTGAATTAACTAATTGAGCAAATTCAGGGTATATACTAATAGCTCCTATTAAAGCATCATATTGCTCTTGAGCATCTTTTATACCCCCTACAGTATTGACAATATCAAACCAAGTTTTTTTAAATTCTACACGTTCTTTAAAACCTAATATATCTTCTGTATGTTGACCTTGTTTATTAATTTTAAATAAACTTTTTAATATATAAATAGTTTCTTTACTAGCTCCTTGTTCTAGAGTTACATCTTCAGGATTAACTTTACCTATACCTCCTCTATTACTAGTATCTATATCAGTATCATCTTCTATCTCAACATATTGTTGACGTACAATATCATAATTACTATTTTCAATATGATATCTAACTAAACCATTACTAATATCTCCCCAATTAGATATACCTATTTGTAAAATTCTAATTTTATTTAATATAGATTGTTCTTCTGAACTTAAAATTTTAATATTAGGTTGGTTAATACCTGTAAAAGTTTCACTGACTAATCCAGATTTAATATAATTATCATACTGAATTTCAGCATCTTGTATTTTATCTACTACAATTATTTCTTGTGGTTCACCTTTTTCATTTAATAATGATTTATGATCATAATAATCAGCTATAATATCAACACCTTCAAAAGTTTGACCTTTTAATCTATCACCATCTTTAATTGATAAATTTAAATTATCAAATACATCTACTTGAGAATTTAAGAAAACATATTTATTAACACCATCTTTACTTTTTATAATTGCTATAGCATTTTTCTTTAAACTATCTACTGTATCAAGTTCATTAAAAGATTTAGACGTAATGGGGCCTAATTTATCTTTCCAATAAGTTAACTTTTTTTCTAGTCTAGTTTTTACTATACTGTATACTAAATCTTTATTATCAGGATTTAATAAAAACTGGATAGTCCCACTTTTAGTTTCAACACCTCCAGCTGATACTCTTTTTTTAGATTCTCTTGCATTTAAATCATCAATTACTTCTGAAATAATAGAATCTATTGAATTACTTAATGCATTACTATCTTGTCTATTAAGACAATCTTCTTTTTTATTATTAACTTGTTGTATACCTCTATTTAATATATCAAACATTACATTATCAATAAGAGGAGTATAGTTATTTAATAACTTAGGATTCTTACCGGCAAAATATAATTTTTGAAATAATACATCTTTACCATCTATATTAGTAATACCTAAAAGTTTTTTAATAAAGTCAAGTATACTTTTAAATATTGAACCTTTAACGGGAGCTTTTTTATCAGTAGCTCCGGTTAATGCATAGTCTCTAAACTCTTCAGCAATTATCTCCTCAAGTTCTAAAAAACTTAAATTTTTATACTCAGGTTTACTATTTCTTACATTATTATAAAGCTTAACTTTTTGTTTTTTAGTTAAATATAATTGTGAAAATGTATGCCATGCTTCATGATATACATCAGCCATATTACCTCCAGTAGCTGCATTAACTAATACTTTAACATCTGATAAAGTTTTTCCAGCTACAACAAATTGTGCATATACATCAGAATTTACAATGTTAGCTACATGTTGAACACTAGGTCCATTTTTATCAGAAAATAATGGTGACTCTTTTACCCAAGCATCAGCAATATCAAGTTGTTCTTTAGTTACATTATTATCTAAATAAGTTTTTCTATCTAAAATCATTCTATCAGCTAAATCATCTTCTGATAAATCATCTGGTTGAGCAACATCTGTTGGTTGAGTTATTTCTAATGTTTCAGCAACAACTTCTTTATTAGTTTTTTGAATAGATAATTTATCATTTTTACTAAAAGCAGTTGCTTGTAAATAGCCTATAATTTTATCTCCAATTTTTACAGCTACAGGATCTTTAAATAATTCATCATTTATTTCAATATCCGGTTCAAGCTCTAAGTATGCTTCTGCATTATAGTCTTCTGGAGTAATATTATTATATTTAGCAAAAAATGAAAACTCAGTACCGTTTTTAGTTATAAAACCATGTTTTGTATAATCAGTTTTTTTAATTATAGTTCCTTTAACAGATTTTTTTTCTTGTAAAGCTTTAACCGCTAAAGCTTTCTTTTCTAAAAAATTTAAAGTTTGTGTACTTATCTTTTGCTTTTTTATAGCTGTATTAATTTCTTTAGTAATTTCATCAGGCACTTTAAATGACATGTATGCATTAAAAAAACTAGGATCTGTTTCAGAATTAAGTTGAATATTAGGATTCATTTTTGTTAAGAAATCTGCATAATTAGCTAAGCTATCTAAGAAATCATTAGTTACTAAATCATAATCTCTATATGTCATAGATTGAACATTAGCTTGATTTAATATTACTCTTGTTCTATTACGATGTACAACACCTGATTTGTCCTTATAACTATGTGCATTTCTAAATAAGATATCTTTTATATTTTCAAATCTTTTATCATATTCAGCTTTGGATATACTAGATAAATCATTTAATGGAATAAAATTATCTGTTGCTATACCAGTCTCTTTGATTTCTGCAGTTGTTTCATTTGTATACTTAAAAGTTAATATACCTGTAGTAGGATTATATGCTATGGTATGTCTTTTTACACTATCTACTACATTATTATTTAAAAATTGTTCTACATAAGCAATCTTTTCTTTATTAGGAATATTAGGATTAAGAAATACAGCTGCAATTTTATTAGTAAGCTCTTCTGTTATAAGAGGTCTATCAATTACAAAAGTTTGATTATTAATAACAATAGTTGACCAACCTGCTTCTAGATTTTCTGTAGTTTCAGTTACTGGTTTAATAGAACCATATATCCCAAGTATTTCTTTTTGTGTAAAAGGTAATGATGCTAATTTTTGAAGACTTGTTTTTTTAGTAGTTACATTTTCTGACACACCTGGGCTAATACCTGTTAAAGCTATTAATAGGCCTGTCTTTTCTTTTAAGACTTGATTTTTAAAATCAAATACTTCTTTAAATTCTTTTTGTTGATTATCAAAAGCTTCTTTTACAGTAATATTATCTAATTGAGCAATTCTTTCAGGTGACATTATTTGACTACCCTT